GCTTGATGGCTCTTTGTAAGGGATAAACGTAATCGAGTCACGGATGGCACCGCCCGGTACGTCCACATCCCTAAATTCACCCGGCATAAGAGGAGTGTCATCCCCCTTAATACGAAGACCGCGAGCTTTAAGACCCGCTGGCAAATTCGACAGTGTGCCAGCATCAACCAACTGACGAAGGATGGATGTAGCCGACTTAGCAAGTCCACCAATAAGGTGTATAAGACCTGTTCCATAGAAACCCAAGCCCGGCAGATAGCGGTAGTGAACGAAGTGTAAACGCTTCTTTTTCCTCTGATCATCCTCGTACCAGTTCTTTCTTATGGATAAAATTTCTCTTGATGACTTATCAATGGTCACAACATACGGACGGGCAATCCCGTCTGGGTCATCAAACTCATCTGGCATGTTAATCGTTACATGCATTTCAAGTATTGTATGTCGGTCATCGTCTTCAATTACCGCACTTTCCCCATCTAACTCATCGTATTTCTCTTGGATATCTGAGAAGTCTGGAGATGGAGCGGGCAGTTCTACATCACGATAGAAGCCAGCAACTTGAAGTTCTCTTATTTCATTTTCGCTTTTCTTCATGACATGCGTATATCGCGGGCATGTCATTAGGTCTGTTGCTCCATAAGATACAACAAACTCCTCAGATGGAACAAACACAGCGCAAGGCCTGTCCATTAGCGGATCATAGTAAACCTTTTTAAACGCAGATCCAGCTAGAGGAAGTTTGAAAAGCATTTGCTCTAGCTCATCACGATATTCTGTCATCTCTTCTGTAAGAAGATAGTTCATTTCATTTTGAACACGATCAGCTTGATCAGCTTTTTCTGGGGTCATCTTCCCCATAATTTTTGATTTAACAGGACCACTGGCAGGAAACAGTTCACCCATTGCTTGTGCTTGAAACCTAACAACAGATTCTGTTAGCACAGGATGGAATACACCAGACGCTCCAGCCCATGGCTGCTGTCTGTCTTCAATCTTCATGCCAAGTAGATCTAAACCTTTTACATAAGCCCTAGCCCAATCAGAGCGTGACTCACGGTCAGACTCAAAATCACTAACAAGCTCAGATGCCATAGATTCAAGTTCTGACTCCTCTATGAACTCAGCCAAATTAGAATCATGATCTGGACCCATCATGTTTTCAGCAAGACTACCCTCGAAATCAATGATAACTCCACCATCCTCTGTTTCCATGGAAATGGAGTCTGGATTTACGATCTCAACAGTAAGCTCTTCTTCAGATGGATTATCTTCAATCTCTACATCAGAAGGAACCATTGGTTTTTCTATAGCCATGAATCACCTTCAGCTTGTGTATGTGGACGTTATCAAAATATTATTGTGCGGTCTAGTGTCGAGGTGGGCAACTTGGGGGAAGCCACCACACCCCGACTAGGGCACTGGGAGATGCACCCATAATTATCCTTTAACTTAGACAGGCTGTTGAAACAAATATTATATTACTGTATTAAAAAATCATGGATAACATGTTGATTTGGAACATCGTATTAACTTTTGTGATTCTACCCATAGGGTGGTGGGCCAACCAAATCGCATCTGAAGTCAAACGCCTTAATATTCTTTTGAACATGACAAGAGAGAATTATATAAAGAGAGAAGACCACGCGGGGGAACTTGGGAGAGTTGTTGACCACCTCGTTAGGCTTGAAGGCAAGATAGACAAACTTGCAGAGAAATAGGGGGAGATAGGCATGAGATATGTTTATATGCGCCCTAACAGCGATATTAGCTAGTCAAAGCCCAACCATAGGCCTGCATCAGACCTGTGAGTACAGGTGCCCTAGAGAAGTTTCGCAATTCTATTACCAGTACCCAGCTAAAGTAAGAGTGCCTTGGAAGCACTTCTGTCCACCATACATAGTTGTTGGTCGGGGAAGAGAGACATGATTGACCCGTTTACGGCGCTTGCCGCTGTAAAATCTGCCGTATCCGCAGGCAAGGAACTGGTAAATGTCACCAAGCAAATTGGTGAGTTCTTCGACGGGGTGGATGATTTACGCGCTGCCCATGAGAAAAAGAAAAACAGTTTATTCTCTGGGTCAGATGAAAACGCGATGGAGACGTTTGTGAATTTACAAAGGGCCAAAGATGCGGAGGAGGAGCTTCGTCAGATCGTAATTGCAACCAGAGGTTTTAGCGCATGGGGTGAATTGCAGGCCATACGGGTACAGGCGCGAAAAGATCGCAAAGCAAAGGTTGAAGCTGAGAGAAAGCGCAAGGCAAAGCGGATTGAACGTATTATAGTTTACGGTGGCTCTACAATTATTGTTTCAATAATGATTGGCATAACGGTTGTAATAATCTTGGCAAAGCAGGGTAGGCTATGAGTGATGGTCTAAGTGGTGTAGGGTCAGCCCCATTTAACATTCAGTCAGATATCCATCAGCAAACACAAAGCCGTGAGCGAATAGAGGCACATCTTGCTGAGCAAAGGGTGACAAAAAAACATCGCGCAAACCACATGCACTTAGAATCCCTTAGGGAGCAGAGATTAGATCTAGGCAAAGCTTATGATAGGTTTGGAGCAAAGACTACTGCCGATAGACCGCAAGGAACTAAGATAAACATAGAAGTTTAGTTCAATAGAACTTTTAATAATACTCTATCGGACGCTGATACTTAGGCTCATCGTCCCAATCATCTGACTCAGCCTTAACCCAACCGCCCTGCCTAAATCTCAATAGTGCCTGAGTAGTGGAATCCACATAGTCATCATGCTCTCCTGACGGGAAGGCAGCACACTCTTCGATAACTTCGTGTGCCCACTGGGTGGGTGGGTGCCATATAGATCCACTGGCAAAAAGATCAGTCACAGCGTTTGCCCTAGCAATTTTATCCTGCCCGCGAGAAGGAGTGAACTCTGTAACTGGGATGCCCATTGCCCTCAGTTCAAATATTAGTGGGGCACCAGATGCCTTCTTCTCCACAATCATTTGATCTGGCTCATACTCCATGTACTTATCATAGGCAGCACGTTTTAAATCTGGGAACTCAAGCTTTTCCTTGTAGGCATCCAGCATGATTAGATTGGGCTGACTGCGCCCCGTGTCATCAGGGTGATAAAATACCCCCCATGTGGTGCAAGCACTATAGTCAGATCTCTGTGTCTTGAGGAATGCGGTGTCCCAAGACTGCAATATGATCTCACAGGGGGGTGGGTTGGGTCTATCCCACTCTCTCCACCACTCGCGTTTGATGAGCGCCCCTTCCTCAGACGTGGGATTTTGTTGATATTGAGCATTCCACTTTGTAGGTGGAAGTTCTGCCTTCAAAGCATCCAGTTCATCCATTGACCAGAACTCAGGCCAGAGGGGTTTACCCGAAGGCATTATAGCTGGGAACTCAATGACCTCCCATTCGTCCATACCTTTCTTATTTCCTGTAGATTTCATGATCTGCCCAGTCAGATCTCGCAGTGACCAGCGTGTCATCACGACAATGATGGCACCACCGGGCTGTAATCGCTGGCGTGGGCCAGATGTGTACCATTCATACACACGATCATAGACTTCTGGGTTGAATTGCCCCTGTTGAGCGTCCTGTTCTGAGTGAGGATCATCAATAATGAGGAGATCAGCACCTTTACCAGTAACTGCCCCACCAACACCAATGGCGAAGTAGTCACCGCGCTTGTTTGTGTTCCACCTTCCTGCCGCTTTGGAGTCAGATGACAGGGTTATACCGCTGAACACGTTCTGGAAGTCATCAGATTGTATGAGGTTCCGCACCTTCCTACCAAATCCAACTGCCAACTCAGCAGTGTGGGCGGTTTGAATGACTTTCTTTTCAGGATACTTTCCTAGAAACCATGCTGGCAGCAAGTAAGAGGCGAACTCTGACTTGGTATGACGGGGTGGCATGTTGATAATCAGACGTTTTAACTCACCACTAGCCACACGCTCAAACGCACTCGCCATTTTCTGGTGATGCCGCCCACTAATAAAGCTAGGCCACATGAGATTCACAAAGGAAATGAAGTCTTCCTTAGCTTTCTTCTTGTTCTGCACATCCTCAAGAGCTTCAAGATCCTTGAGAAGGGCAGCTTTCTCATTGGGTGGGAGCTTTGATATCTGAGACAGAACTTGACTTAAATCTCGCAAGCCGTTCCCCCTATATATATCAGGTAAACAGTTATATACCTTTAACTGTTATATACCTTTAACAGATATATAACTTATCTATACCTGATATATAATAGTAGTAAATATATAATATGCTGTTTTATGAAAAAAGTTTATAAAAGTTCAAGGTTCTACTGGTTACCTCAAAACAATCCTTCACAACCTTCACAACCTTCATGATCTCTGTAAGTCAATCATAGGGTGGGGTCTCTGTTTCACCAGTGTTTGAGATTATTTGTGTGTAATACTATGTATGGTCAGAATAATCGGGCGTGACGATCAGGGGGGGATGGGGGTGGGTGGGGGTAAAACTCCTTTTAATTCTGTGCGTGTGCGAGGCAAAAGTTCGATAGCACTTTTCCATCACATGCCAAGCCGCTTCAGCCGTGCCTCGATATCCGCCTCGATTTCATCCGCGCTGCGCTCCGCCTTGTCAGTGGTTTCCACACGATCAATCCACAGCCCGCAGTTCTTTCCAAGCAGTTCCAAGGCCCGCACCCTTGCGCCATCCTGCACGTCTTCGTTTAGCGCAATCTCTTGGAGCTGTTTCAAAACCAGATCTGTTCGAGAGAGGCCCAACACG